GGAGTTGATGAACAACCTCCCAGACCCACCAGTGCTGATGGCTACTTGGTCTGCGCCAGGTGAAAAAATGCCTGTATTTAGGTCGCCGGTAAAGGTGAGGCTTGGGGTGCCTTGTGCCCCCAGTGGCACATCAATCGGCAATGTGCTTGTGAGCGCCGTGGTGGTGGAGGTCAGTCGCGCTGTACCGCCGGTAACGATTGCAATCTGATCGCCACCAGCAGAGAACAGACCAGTGTTGGGGTCACCGTCGAAAGCAACGCCGGGGAGTGCAGCCGTCCCAAGGCTGGCGTTCTTCATCACGTTGGCGATACTGACCTTCTTGGTCACATCGCTGGTGACATCAACAATCGGCAGCACGTCCGTGTTGACCGGATCCGTGTAAGCCGTCAGGTCAGTAATCTTGGTGGTAGCCATCGTGGAAGCTCCGGTAGGTTGAGTTTAGGCGCGGCTCAAGTCTTGATACAAGCCAGCAGCGCGATGTTTCTGGGACGTGACTCGGTGCCACCACTGGAGTCGGTCGTAAAGGTGTGATCGTGAGCACCAGCGCCTTGGGTGCTATCCGGTCCAATATTGTTGTCAGTTGCCAAGGCGTAACGATCACTCTGGGTATTAACGTTGCTGTTGCCAGAAAAACGACCTAATTGGTGACTGTGATTTCCAATGTTGCTGGTTGTGCCCGTGTGTTGATGCGCCAGATTCGCACTACTTTGCGCGGTGCCTAACCCACGCCCGCTATCAATGCCACGCCCATCATCCAAACTACGGATAAATTCACCGCGAAGATCAGGAACATTGAACGTGGTGGCGCCATCGCCAGCTCCGTAGGTAGTGCCAATCGCAGCAAATAATGTGGCAAATGTTGTGCGGCTAATCGCTGCGCCGTTTGCCTTGATATAGCCGGTTGGTGCTGTACTTCTGGCGGTGTAAATTACCGTACCAGCCGGCGTCATATCAGTCGGTGTAATAGCGGCAATTTGGGTATCAACGTAACCCTTATTTGCCGCCATGTTGGTGGTGCTTGGGTTGCCCACCAGCGTCAAGTTGCCGGTCATTGTGCCGCCGGCTTTGGCAAGGTAAGTGCTCGCCGCCGTGGCGATTTGCAGGTATTTACCATCTGCAAATGATTCATCGATACCGTCGGGGTCCACGCGCACCCAGTTGGCGCCATCCCACATCTTTAATTCGTCAGGCGTTTGGCTGGTGTCTTGCCACAGTTGCCCCAATGGTGGGCTAGCAGGCGCCGATGAGCCGGGATTGGTAATGACTGATGAATACGGCAGGAACGACACGATGGTGAACGTAGCGCCGTTCCACACCTTCAATACAGGTGGGTTGGTGCTGGTATCAACCCAGAGCTGACCATTGGCTGGTGCTGCAGGTTGCGATGGTCCAACACTGGTGGCAAGCAAACCCAGCGCCAGGGCTAGGTTGTTGGCAGTGATGCGCCGCGTCTGGCTTCCACTGACACTGGAAAAGGGAAGGAGGTCTGCCGTTGCAATCGCTGTTGCGGCGGGAAGTTGCGAGATCCTTAAGCCAGCCATCTCAGTACCCCGCCACGGTGATGTCGATTAAGCCAGCCACTGCTGTGCCAGAACTGTTAACGCACTTCACTGTAACGCTGCTGGTGGTCTTGGACAAAACGATGGCGTTAATCGCACCAGTGCCCGTGTCCTGCAGCGTGAGCTGAACTGATTTGACGGCGCGGAACGTCTTAAGCAATGGGATTGCAGTGCCAGCCGCGCTGCTGCTGATCGCAACATCGTTCTGCGATTCAAAGACATCGGCATAGTCCAGCTCTAGGCAGATGCCGAAAATCGCGCCGGGTGATTCGCCATCCTTGCTGCGGATCAGTGTTTGCACCAAATACACATCCTCAATGAGGCGTTCGTATGGCGCATACGGGTGAAGGATGCCAGATGATTCACCAGACAACACGCCGGTGCTATAGGTGCGTTGTTCAGCAAAAATCTGATCGTTATTTTCTTGGAAAATGTCATCGTCATTTTCTTGGAACAGCACCGTGTCAGCGCCAGTCAATGCGCCGATGCTGTGCTGGTAGCTAGCTTCTGCCGTGGTGGAAAGCAGCAGCGCACTTTCTAAGAAGTTGTTGTCAAAGTTCCAGCGGTAATAACCTTCAACGGCAGGATCAACCTGTTGGACACTATAAACATCAGTATCACCTGTTATATAGTTGCCATTCTGTGCAGTAATGTATGTGCCGGCTTGTGTCACGAGCCAGTAATTGTCAGAGACAACAACATCGATATATGTTCCAGGCCAGTTCACGTCATCAATGCACTCGTCGTAGACGGCATTGCTGATTGGTGGTGCGCCGATGTTGACGAGGATTGTGGCGGGTACATCGCTGCGCCATTGGGTTGCGTCAACCGACTTGACCATGACGGTCCATTCGTCAGTGTCAAACAGGCTTGTCTCAAACCACTGCTGGGCAGCGGTCACGCCACCGGAATACAGTTCAATGCCCTGCTCCCATGTTTCGCTGGCGCTGTTATTGATCAGTCCGCCCTGCTTGTAGCGCACCTCGTAGGACACCACATCGGAGACCACACCTTGGTCCCAGCTTCCGTAAAGGCTGCGAGGTAGTTGCCAGCTAAAACGTTTTTGTCCGCTGTTTGTATTCTCAACGACGGTGAACAGACTGGGCGTAGGCGGTACGATCTCCTCGCGGTCTACCGTATCAAAGAGATAATCGTCAGGGTTTTCGCCAAAGATTGCACTGGTGAACGCTGCACGGATTTGCCAGTCACCGGGCGCGTGGAAGGCAACGGTGTAGTAACCCGTCAGGGGAATATCGCTGACGAAAAACCAGCCATCAGCACCAGCAGACTTAACGCCTGGAATAACAGTTGGCACATCTGTTGGATAAACCCAGCAGCGATAACCCGTGACCCGTTCAGGGATTGGGCATGTGCCAGCGTCAATGATGAGGAGCTGGGTTCCGTCGGGCTGGTTTTGGTGACGGATTACGCCGTTGAACGCAGGGTCAGATAAATCTGGGATTGCGGGATAACCCACAACACCTGCGCTAGCGAAGTCTGATTGCTTACCTAAGCGGTTGAGAGTAGCGACGCGAAACTCATAGGAGTCGCCGAATACATGGTTGTCAATCGGCTGTTGGATATTTGTGGAAGAGACCTGAACAATGTCAGACCATTCGGTGTCACCGATCTGCCGCCATTGGTAGCGGTAACCACGCACCAGCAGATCGTTTGAGTTGTTGGCTTGTGGCGCTACCCAATGGGCACTGATTTGGTTTTGCCCATTGCTGAAGACAAGCTCCGCATATACGTTTGTCGGTGCGCCGACAGCAGAGATCAGGAAGCGATCTTTAGGGATTGCAATCGGCAGGTTGTTGTCAACGTAACCAAACTTGCTGGCGTTGTACTGGACGGCTTCTACTTGGAAGACCAGTGGATCAACTTCACTGATGGCAATGATCTTGTATAAAGCTGCCTCCATCACTTGCCATTCGAGCACCCATATTGCACCGACTTGCGTATTGACGATGCCGTTGCAACGGATCACAGTAAAAGCATCGTCATCCTGCGTGACGTAACCAATCAGTTCCAAGCCACTTTGCGTGGTGATTAGATCAAGATTTTGTGCGCCAATATTGTTGAGTTGACTAGCCCCAGACAGGTTGGAGTAATCAATGACATTGAGGACTTGCAGCAGTGGTTCGGTATGTGTGCTGCCATCTGGGAAGGTCTCGGTGTGTCCGTCTGGGACAACTAAGGTCAGGGTATAGGTGTTGGCGTCGTTGAGGTTTAGTACAGCGTCAAGTGTGATGCGGTTGTTCTCTGTGTCGATGGCACGGACACGTCCACCAAGGCGTTGACCTTGTTTGATAGGATCAGCGATCTGGATGATTTCACCGACGCCGGCTGCTAAACCTTCAGCGCCGATGCGGAAACTTACCTTCTCGGTCTCGTAACGGTTGCTGAACAGCGTGTGCTTAGCGGCGCGTAGTGCTTGACCACGAGAAGTAACGCCAAGCAAACGCAAGTCAATCGGGTTGTACCCAAACTTCTCCAGCAGGACATCATCTTGCTGGTACTCTGTGACGCTGCGGTATTGCTGTTCGGGGTCGTCCCAGTTTGCAAGAACAACCGATTTACGTGCGGTTTTGGCGGTGCCGCTATAAGTGAAGCATGGTGAAGTGACAACGCCGTTGTCATCTACTTCTTGGATGACATTGGCTTCGCTGAACTGCTGGACTGGGAGCTGTTCACGATCCTGCGTCAGGTATAGCTTGCCCTCGGTGTAATACACCAAACCCCTAAAGCAGGAGGCAAGGGCATTGAGTACGTCGTAGACGCTACCGGCATTTTGTAGGAATACGTTACAAGTGAAACGTGGTTCGGTGCCGCCCATCCCATCGGGCACCAGTTCGTCGCAATACTGGCTGATCGTGAACAGATACCAAGGATCAATCGAAATCGTTGACATGTACCGCGCACAGCCGAAGCGCGGGTTCAGCACAATATCTCGGAAGATCCAAGCCGGGTTATCAGTCCATGCGGTGGTAAATGTGCCGTCCCAGATGCCGGTGTAGGTGCGGGCTATGGGGTCATAGTTTGTTGGGATTTGCACCCGCTTGCCGCGGATGCGAACAGACAAATCGGGAATACTGTTGAACTGTCTCGCGTCAACCTTCAACGCCACAAGTGCGGTGTTGGGATAGGCAAACTTCTCGTCAATGATTTCAGTGATTGATTGCCACTGAATAGCATTTTGTAGAAATGCTGTATTGCTATCTGGCGTGATTCGTGTAACACGCACCTGCCATGGACCAGTGCCAGTTAGGTCAAACTCATAGGCACGTTGGAAGGCGCTGCTTGATTTGCCGCTGACATTCGGCTCGGTGATTGTGTTAAATGGACCGCCGTTTGCTGACAAGCTGATTCTGTATCGGACGCTTGTGGCGCGTATGTCACCGTTGTCAACGTTTGTTGATTGCAGTGCTGGATGACTGATGATGACGCGGCAACGTTCAACATCTACATCGCTAATCGTCCGAGTGATTGGACCGGTGGCAATAGTGACATTTGTATTGACACCCTCAGTGTTCTCAACAGTGCTGAACCCCAGCATTGGGGTTTGTGTTTCATCCGTTCCAGTGCGGCTATCAATCGTAAAACCCGTAAAATTCCTTGTGCCGTCAGGGTTTTGGATTGGCGTTGAATCAAGGAAGATGTCTTCCTCCGCACTATTTGGAAAACCTTCGATCTCTCCTTCGCTGATGGCATAGACAGTCTTGGCGAAGGCAACAGAAAATAGGTTGTTGGCTTCTTCTACTGGTTGGCGCGTAGGCGCAATGACAGTTTGCTGAACAACGGTGGGTTGCGGTGAGCCACCAGCGCCACTGACTTCAGGCAGATTGTTGAGGTCTTCCATCAGAGGTAGTTCTGCAGCTCAAGACCGAATGACAAGACCGGTAGCGTGCCGACTAGGCGTTCACCGTAGAGGACTGGGACAACTTCACCTTGCTTGGTATTGGCGTTGGATTTATCAAAGGTGAATGATTTGAGTTGATCTGATTCGCTGCGACCGGACAATGTCGCGCCGGTTGTAGCGCCAGGCATTGTTGGTGTTGGTGTCAGCAGTTGCGCGACGCCACGAAAAATCATTGAAACACCAAGAGTCCCAAGAATGGGTGAAATGGCTAATGGTTTTGCTAGTCCTAACAATCCTATGGTGGCGCCGGCGGTAAATATTGAAAGGGCAACCAAAGCAACTCCAGCAATGATGGCACCAACACCGCCATTACCACCGCGACCAGTCGGGATAGGAGCAAGTACTAGGCGCTTGCTCATTGGCCACAGCAGTTGCTCCTCAGTCAATCCTTCAGCGTGATCTGTTACAACACGCCATGCGATACCGTTGTCACCACTATCCATCAGGTATTGACGGAGGTCGGGCATTTGCACGCACAGTGCACGTACAGCCTCGGCAGGCGTCTTGACCGCTAGCTGGAACCTGCGACCGAAACGGCGACCCGCTTCACCCAACAATCGGATCGTGACCATCAGGCTGCCCTCCGCAACACCATGTATGTATTCTCGCGGAAGTATCCGCTATACGCCGTCAATCCAGACAACCTGCCAACAAGGTGCTGGTACAACAGGTTGGCGTCGGGATCTTCCACAACCGCAACGTGGTTGCAGCAATTCTGATTGCGGATGCGGAACATAATCACATCACCACGCACAAAGGGGGCGCCAGCAGGAATACGGACAAAACCTTCAGCAGCAAAATTGGCCTCAAAATGCGTGAAGCCACGGGTTGACCATTCGCCCTCATACAGGCGTTCGTAGTCGCCCATCTGTACTCCCATCTCCTGCCAGTACCAGTCACGTACTGCTGAGTAGCAGTCATAGACGCCGTAGTTCCATTGGCGCTCCAGCAGTCCGGCACTCTGCTGTGGATCTAGCCAAAACGCCTCACTGCCACCACAATCCCAAACGGCATAAGGAAGGTTGAGTGCCTTGCACGCTTTGATGTCTGCTGGGCTGAAGCCGCTGTGATTAGCGTGGCTGTGCCAACAGGCAAGCGCATCGTCAAGGTACAAAGCTGTTTCCTCGGCGCTGATCGTGAATTGATCCAGCTCGGTGCTCGTGTTCGTGCATTGCACCAGCGAGCCATCTTGCAGGATGAAGCCGCATGTCTCGCCTGGGTGTGCCGCCTCGGCGTATTGGCGCATTGCCACACGCTGCTCGCCGGTGAGTGGATTTGTCCAGGTCGAGAGTGCCATCAGCCGTTGCTATCCACTAACCCTGGGAAGCCCCCAAAGGGTAGGCGGTTTGTATCGCCGAATCGTAAGCGGCAACTTTCTAGTCGCTTGCCACATACATCCTGTGCCTGTGTAGCGACAGGATCATCGTTCACGTCAAAAAAGTTGGCACCTGAATAATGGCAGCCAATGCTGTCGCGGTAAATCCATTGACATTGCTCACGCAGTAATCGTCGCCCCGGCAAACTGCGTCCTTCCAGATCGAATGGCACTGAAAGCTGGAAGGTAACTGACAGCTTTGTTTCGTTGCTTTTCTGTTCAACAACCCAAGTGTCCGGACCCCAATAAGCATCAGGATCTGCGCCTGGTGCGCCGTCTAGATATGTGGTCAGCGTGCGGATGCGTTGCACCGTTGCACCAACAAGATCTGAGTAGGTATTGGTCAGGGCTGTAATCGCCAAGCCGACATTGGCGAAAGTGATGCTAGGGCGCTCCAGTTGACCGCTAGTGTTCAACTCAAAGCCGCTAGCTTGCAGTGGCAGGGCGATGTAGGTTTCGCCGTCGTACACAACATCGTTGCCATTGACTTGTGTCCAGTTGCAGAACCGATAGATTGATTGATCGCCTGAGCCGGGTTCCAGCAAGACGGCAATATCGAGCGTAAAAAGATCAATGATCTCAGGTAGCTGGGTTTTAAAGGTTTGGAAATTAGGAGGGGATTGTGTCATACATAAATCCTCACCAACTCAAAGCTAACTTTCATAAACCCAGCACTAACGGGCGTCATTTCCCAACCGCCAGAAAGAATATAGTTACGCGCTGAAAGCGTTAATGTCACATCAACAACAGTATCATTTGCAATAGTCACAGAGGTCAATAATCCTGTTGCCAGATTAGCCGTGTAATTTGTGGGTCGAGTAAATCCAGTCAGGGTTAGTGATGCGATATTATCATAACCAAGATCAAGTATGCCAGCGGCAAAAGGTCGCTGAAAATTCTTGGTGGCGAGTGGTGGCGTCCAACTAATTTGTTGTGCTTTTTTACTTAGCAAAAAGGATTCTATGGAATATGCACTGGAATATGGCAGTGGAGGAGTTTCGCATTGCCACCGCTCTTGATCAATATTTAGACCATCGGTAAGCAGTTGGCTATAACCATCGCCAAAGTTAATTAACTGACGACGCTGAGTTCGGCGCACCGGAGTTGCCATCACAAGGGGAATATCGTCAAAATTGACGTAAGCCATTACAAGATGCCTCCGCTACGCTTCTGGTTGACTAGCGTTGCCATCACGATACCTTGAACTTGGTTGGCGATTTGCTTTTGAGCAGCAGGACTTAGATTTTCGCCAGTATTTTGCACGGTGATGTTGACGGCACCAACCTGAACACCACCACCAAAGCTGCCTGTGGGTGCGATGCCACCACTGCGACCAGGCATGAAGAGTTCAGGACCACGTTCGCCAACCAGATAGTTCTGACCAGCGGTAACGCTGCCGCCCATTGCGCGTTTCTTCGGCGACGGATTGAACAAAAAGCCAAGCAAGCCGCCGCCTTCGCCGGTGCCCGACATAGCGCCAAACAATGCCATGTTGACAGCAACGTCCAGCAACTTGTTGGCAATGTTATTTAACAGGTTGGTGGCAACCTCTTGCAGACTCTTCGTGCCATCAATCGCGCCCTGTATAGCGCCAATAACGCCGTCTTTAATTGACATGCCAATATCAGCATATATCTGCTTAAGTTGAGCAGCAGCCTCCTGAGCTTTTCGCGCAGCCTCTTGTTGCGCGTCTGCAGCGGCTGCATCAGCTTTAGCTGCACTTGCCTGTATACCTGCGCGTGATTTTAATTCTGCAAGTTGGGCTTCAAGTGCCGTAACATCCTGACCTTCTGCTTTAGCTTTGAGAATTGCGGCTTCAGCAGCTGCAATCAAAGGTGCTAGCCGCTCCTGCTCTAACTTGGCTGCCCTGTCAATCGCTACATATTGTTTTGCCAACTCTGGACTGATGCCTTCTGCCTGTAGTCGCAAGACTTCTCTATCATCTTCTAGTTTCTGTTTTGTGCCCTTAACGATTTCATCTAATGGAGCGGTTTGCCCTTTGGCAGCCTTGACAAGTTCTTGTGCATATTGAACATTGCTTTGTGCTAGTTTATCTTGTATGCCGCGAGTTGCCGCTAATTTTTCATCTGCAGGTATTGTGCTGTCACGAAGTATCTTATCATATTCAAACAGGAGTTGCACGGAGCGATCAATATGCTCAAGTCGCAGAGTTTCCGCCGTATTTTGTTGTTGTGTGGCAGTAAAGATTCTTGCCTGAATATCTGATTGCGCCCTAAATAAACCGTTGGCTGCTTGAATATCAGCTAATTCGCTTTTGCGTGTCTTTTTCTTTTTGTCTTTTCCATCCTCTTTGCTTGGTCCCGCTGTCAACCCATCAGGCATATCAAAAGCGCCGGCAACTCCAGACAGCTCTCCTTGTTGTATTTGCCTTTTTAAGGCAGCAGCTTCACCTGTTTTACGTATAAACTCACTCCCAAGTGCAGTTCTCGCACCCATTCTGTCAGCGCCCTTTAGCTTCAGCAAGCTAATATCAGCTTGCAAACCTACTAGTTCATTTCTAGCTTCTGCAATCGCTCCAGGATCGCCCGTAAGTGCCGCTGCACCTTTTTTTTCTGATTGTCTTTGAAAACTAGCTAATGCAAGTGTAGCTGCTGTTATCCCTGCAGCCAATGCTATCCAGGGTCCACCTGCAATTAAAGTCGCAACACCAATGGCTTTGATTAAAGTAATAGTCCCCGTAATAACAGGACCAAGAATCACAAGGGCACTTGTTATGCCGACAACAGCAGCAATAAATCCTTTTACTGGACCCGGGGCTGATGCAAATGTAGAAATAAGATTAGTTACGGCAGTTATAGCTGGTGTAAATGCAGGCAATAACTGAGTCCCAATCGCCTGTGCGAGTTCGGTTTGTGCTTTCTGAAATGCACGCAATCTTCCGCCCGCTGTATCAAATGATTGCTCTAAAACATCAGCGCCTTGTTCTTTGATATTTCGCAGCGCCTGCACTAAAACAGGTGCTGTTACCTTACCTTGCGCTGCAAATTCTTTCACTTCCCCACGGGCTATTTTCAACACCTTTGCAATCTCATCAATAACCTGAGGCGTTGCTTCGTTAACGGATCGAAACTCATCGCCTTGCAATCTGCCGGCACCCAGTGCTTGGTTTAATTGCAGTTGTGCTGCAGTCGCTTCTGTCGTTGAAACCTTGTTGATAGCCAGAACAGTATTGAAGCCCTCGTAGACATCTCTGATTTCATTGATGGTGGCTCCTTGAGGTCCAAGACGATTGCCAAGATCAATCAATGAACTCAGAGTGTCAGTCTGCGCTAAGCGGAATTTGTCCGCTGATTGAGCTGCAACTTGCTGGATGCCTGCTAACTGACTGAATCGTTGTGTTAAAAGTTGCGCTCTTTTTTCGGCTGCTTCAAGTTCAACACCTGCCGTAATGGCGCCTTTAAGTGTTCGGAATCCTGCATAAGCACCAATTAGTCCTTGAACAGTAGTGGCTTGATCTCTTAGGCGCCTTGTATTCTGTTCAAGATCACGACCAAATTTTGCTACGCCGGTGCCTGCATTGGTCGCTGCATTCTGGATAGCTTGAAAATTTTGCTGTAGCTGCTCGCCAGCCTTCTGCAGCTGACGCATTGGATTAAATGCCCGAGAGGCATCAAATACAACACCAATGCGTACAGAACTCACGGCGTAACACGCTTACAGGATCAGTCTACCGCCGCGAACGCGCCTTATCCATCTCGGCTCTTTCACGCTTGCCCTTGACCTCATAGTAAGCGGCAAAGTAAACGAACTCGGCTTCAGTCAATTCAGCCCGTAATCGGCTTACCGTCATGCCAAGTTCGGTTGCTAGGAAGAACTCAAAAAACAGCCACGAGTCTTCCTCTAATCGTTTTTTGCTTCATCCAGATTGGCGTTGCCGCCCAGCCCAAACAGGAACAGCTCTAAATCGTTAAGTACGCGCTCAGGCAGTTCTCGCTGGAGCTTGACAGCATCAGCCGACGCAAATGCTTTGGTGCCATCCTCAAGCTCTGCCATGTGACAAAGCATCTGGGTGCTAATGTCTAAAGCCTCCTCGGAACCAGCAAGGCTGCTAGCACGTTTTCGGTCAGCGCGGGTGATGGGCTTGAAATAGAGAACCAGCACGGTTTCTCCAGCATCATTGGTGACGCTAAACTTACGGCGCTGGTTCAGGTCAAAAGCGCCAGTGAGCAGTTCAACGGCGCGAGGTGTAGCAGCAGGCATCAGATACTAAGGGTGAGAGCACCAGATGTGACGAAGTTGACCGTCACAATTTCAATCTCGCCAACCGTAGCACTGTATTCAGAGCCTGTCACCACCAAGGTGCCGGTGATCTTCTTGCCACCAGTCTCGTCCAAGTACAGCTCAAAGGCTGCATCGGCTTCGTCGGTGGCTTGGTTAACGTCCTTGATTAGATCCAGCTTGTCGCCAGAACCTGGGGCGTCATATAGCAGCTCAATAGTGCCCGAACCACTGATCAAACCACCCACGTTGGCACGATAAGTGTCGCCGTGATCGGTCACATCCAACGATTCCTTTTCCACGGTCATTGACCATGACCGCACTGCTGCAATCTCAGACAGACCGCCACTACCGGCTTTGTCAAAAAAGACAGTGCCTTGTTGACCGCGATAAAAAGCCATGATTAGATGTCCAGAGTGATGGCGCCGTTGGTCACGAAGTTGACCGTGATCACTTCGATTTCACCAACGGTAGCGGAATATTCAGCCGAGGTAATCACACCATCAAAGCTGATCTTCTTGGTGCCGGTGGTATCAAGGAATAGTTCAAATAGAGCCAAGCCTTCATCGGTGGCAGTGTTTACCATCTCAATAAACGCATTAGTCTCGTCTGAACTGCTGGCTGTGTAAAGCAATTCGCAGGTGCCAGAACCGCTAATCAAGCCGCCGACGTTGGCGCGATAAGTAGCGCCCAAAGCGGTGGTATCGAGCGATTCTTTCTCAACGGTCAAAGACCATGAGCGGGTGCTGGTAATGGCTGCGGCAGTTGTGCCTGCGTCATCAAACTTGACGCTGCCTTGCTGTCCCCGAAAAAATGCCATGGTTAGAGATCCTCGAAGGTTTCAAAGGTCAATTTGACCTGTGTTTGGAAGTAACCCTCTGGAGCTGGCGACGCCACCACCTCGGGTCCAGTAGGCGGGTCAAAATGAACGCCACTGACTACTTGCCTATTGTAAAGGTCACGAATCCGTTTTCCAATCGTCAAATTTGCGCCAGGTCCAACACCTTTTGGCGTAAAGACATTCATGACAATGACACCGATGACACTGTTGCTGCTGCCACTAGTGCCGCCCATAGTTAAAAAGTTGTTGCCCCCAAAACTAACCAAGCATTGGACCCATGAACTATTGGGCGTAGGCGTGAAAGGTTGATTGTGAAATGCAATGGGTATAACAGGCGACAATGCTAATTCTGTGGCAAGTCTGCCTTCAATGGTTGAACGCACTGTATTCAAATTGACTGCCGCCATCAATCCTTCCTCCCAATAGCATCAGCCTGTTGCCGTCCGTAGGCAATCATTTCAGCTGCAATAATGTCAACCCACCCTGCCGGGGCTTGCGTGCTATGTCCATTAGCTAGTCGTTCTGCATATGGCAGGCTATTAGTAATGTGATAAACGTTTCCAGCTTTTTCTTGTCCAAATTGATAGCCAACCGATCTACGGCGCTCCAAAGCAGGTTCTTTCGGGGGCTTAGTCTGTCCTCGATATTGACCAGTTGCAGGTTGTGCTTCACCTGCGTCAAAATCAACCTCTTGATTTTCTGAAGTAATCCAACTGCCCCTAAATCGTCCAGTATCTACCGGACTGCCTTCCTTCAATTTTAATTCAGTTGCAAAGACAAGGGTACGCAACAAGGATTCATATTTTTCCTCTGCATATGACCCAATCTCATCAAATCTAATAGTTCGTGCCATTATGCCCTCAGGATCAGTTCGTAAGTGACAGCCGTGTTGTCCTGCTCAATCGTAACTACCCTGATGATCTGGTGACTAACGCTGCTAATCACAACACGATCCGT